ATTCGCACGTGAGTAATTTAACGATTTCGGGGTCTATTGTATGAGGTCGGCGGCTAATCGCGGCGGTGCATTCTACCGGGCGGATAATACTATTCGCGAGCCGCCAAAAGAATTATCGCAACGCGCGAAGGCGATATGGCGCGAAATCGTCAGAGCCAAGCCTCTCGACTGGTTCGACGGCGGTTCGCTGGGTTTGTTGGCCGATCACTGCGAGACGCAGGCACGTCTGGAGGAGTGCTGGGGTATTTTGCGGCGGTTGCCGGCGGGTTCGGACGATGCCCGGTGGATCATGGCCGAGGTACGTGTGTTGCGGCCGAATTATGCGACCAGCTCGAGGCTCCTGCGGTTGACGGTGTCGGCCGGCATCGAGCGCCAGGCGGCGAAGGCCGGCGAGAAGGCGCCCGAGGGGCAGGGTGACGCGCTGATCGGCGGGCAGGCTGCCGAGCGCTTCAGGGTGGTTGGTTGAGCGAACTCCGCTCGGAGCGGATAATCCGCTTCGCAGAGAAGTACCTGGTGGTGCCCGAGGGGGCCGACGTCGGCAAGCCGGTGCGGCTGCGCGAGTGGCAGCGCGATATCATCCGGCAGATTTACGACACGCCGACCCGCCAGGCGATCGTCACGATGCCGAGAAAGCAGGGCAAGACGGCGCTGTGCGCGATGCTGGTGCTGGCGCACGTCATCGGGCCGGAGAGCCAACGGAACAGCCAGGTATACAGCGCGGCGCAGTCGCGGCAGCAGGCGGCGCTCGTGTACGACCTGGCGAGCAAGATGGTTCGCATGAGCCGCGAGTTGAGCGACCCGAACATGGTGGTCTGCCGCGAGCACGCAAAGGAGTTGTTCAGCCCGTATACCGGAGTGCGGTATCGGGCACTGGCGGCAGAGAGTTCGACGGCTTATGGGTTGAGCCCGGCGCTGGTAATCCACGACGAACTTGGCCAGGTGCGCGGGCCGCGCTCGGAGCTGTACGATGCGCTGGAGACGGCGATGGGAGCGCACCCGAACCCGCTGAGCATCGTGATTTCGACGCAGGCGCCGACCAGCAATGACTTGCTCTCGCAACTCATCGACTACGCCGCGACCGGCGCGGACGAGCGGACCAAGCTGATTTTCTTCGGCGCCCCTGACGACGCGGCGCTGGACGATCCCGCCACCTGGCGCCAAGCCAACCCGGCGCTCGGGGATTTTCTGAATTTCGTCGAAATTCAGGGTCTCGCCGAGAAGGCGATGCGGATGCCGAGCTTCGAGGCGTCGTTCCGCAACCTGCACCTCAACCAGCGGGTCTCAGCCGAGGCGGCGCTGTTTAGCCACGGCGTCTGGATCGCCAACGGGGCCGAGCCGGATATGGAGGCGTTCGCCGCCGGGCCGGTGTATGGCGGCCTCGACCTGTCGGCGCGGCAGGATCTCACCGCGCTGGTGCTGCTCGCCGAGAAGCCGAAGGGCTATTGGAACGTGTGGTGCCACTTCTGGACGCCGGCCGACACGCTGCACGAGCGCGCGCAACGCGACCGCGCGCCATATGATTTGTGGGTGCAACAGGGCTACCTGACGGCGGTGCCGGGTGTCAGCATCGATTACGGCTATTTGGCGGCGCGGCTGGCGACGCTGCGCAATCAGGTGCGGTTCCGCACCATCCTGTTCGACCGCTGGCGCATCGAGGAACTGCGCATGGCGCTGCAGGCGCATGGGGTCAATCAGTTGCCGCTCGAGGAGTGCGGCCAGGGTTACCGCGACATGGCGGGCGCGCTCGATGCGCTCGAGACGCTGGCATTGCAGGAGAGGCTGCGCCACGGCATGCACCCGGTCTTAACGATGTGCGCATCCAATGCCACCGTCGTGACCGACCCGGCGGGCAACAGGAAGTTGGAGAAAGCGAAAAGCTCCGGCCGCATCGACGGTATGGTGGCACTGGCCATGAGTGCCAAGGGCGCTACCGCAACGACTGCGCCGATGTTCGACCACCGGACGATGGTCGCGTAGCCGCGACCGGCCCCGGTCGAAGCCCTGCTTCGACCGATGATCCCCAAGGCGCCTTCGGGCGCCTTTTTCATTGGACCCAACGGCATGGACCTGATCCGCAAACGCGAAGTTGCGGCGCCGCCCCCGGCTACCGACCCGCGCGAGTTTGTCATGAGCGACGGCTCGGTCGACCGCATGGGCGACGTGATCGAGCCGGACGGTTGGCGGCTGGACCGTTTCCACCGCAACCCGGTCGCGCTGTTCAACCATAATCCTGACTTCCCGATCGGCACCTGGCGCGACGTCGCGGTGACGAAGGGGCGGCTGACCGGACGGCTCGAGTTGATGGAGCCGGTCTCGTACCGGCTGAAGGAGCTGCATCAGGCGGTCGAGGCCGGCGTGCTGCGTGCCGTCAGTGTCGGTTTTCATTCAGACAGTTTCGAGCCGCTCGGCAAGTCCGGCGGCATTCGTTTCACCGAGGCCGAGCTGGTCGAGTGCAGCTTGGTGTCGGTTCCAGCCAACCCGAACGCACTGGCGACGGCCAAGGCGCTCGGCCTCTCCCGCGAGACGCGGAGTCTGATCTTCGGCGAGCACGCCTTTGATGAGGATCGGTCACGCATCAGCGGTTCAACCGGCGCGCACGCCAGGGACGACAATGCCAAATCAGGAAACCGAAAGATGCTTTACAGCGAGCGCATCGAGAGCGCGCAAAAGGAAGTCGTGACGCTGCAGGACCAGTTGGCGAGCCTGCCGGACGCCGAGGACGTGGCGCGGGTCACCGACCTGACGGCGCGCATCGGCGAGGTCAAGGGCAAGATCTTCGCCTGGACCGAGGCCGAGAAGGCACTCGGCGAGAACGCGCCGATCACCGTGCCGAAGGAGCGGATCACGGTCTACCCGCCGGCGGAGCGCTTGCCGGCATCGGCGCCGAAAGCCTGGGCGCAACCGAAGCGCAAGGCGGCCGAGCCGGGCGACTACGTGGTGCGGCATTTCCTGGCCAAGACCCTGGCATTCGTGACCAAACGGCCGGCCGAGGCGATCCTCGAGGAGCACTACGGCTCGCACGGCGATTTCGAGGCAACGCGCGGCGTGCACGAGTGGATCACGCGCGCCGCAACGGCGCCGGCCACGACCACGACGGCGGGCTGGGCGGCCGAACTGGCGGTGACCGGGCAGGGCGAGTTCGTCAACCAGATCATGGCCGGGAGCGTGTTTCAGCCGGTCGCCTCGCGCGGGATGCAGATAACGCTCGGGCGCTACGGCCAGATCAGCATGCCGACGCGGGCAACGACGCCGACGGTGGCGGGATCGTTCGTGCTCGAGGGCAGCCCAATTCCCGTCAAGCAGGCGGCGTTCACCACGGTGGCGATCGGGCTCAAGAAGCTCGCGGTCATCACGTCCTATACGCGCGAGATCGCCGAGCATTCGACGCCGGAAATCGAGATGATCCTGCGCCATCTCATCGTCGACGACACCGGGATCGCGGTCGATACGGTGTTTATCGACAACGTGGCGGCGACTTCGATCCGCCCGGCCGGGATCAGGGCAGGCGTCGCCGGTCTGACACCGACCGCGGGCGGCGGGTTTGCTGCGCTGGTCGCCGACGTCAAGGCACTGGTCGGCGCGCTCGCCGGCGTCAATGCGCTGCGCTCGCCGGTGTGGATCATGAACCCGGTGCAGCAAATCGCGATATCGCTTACACAGAATGCCGGCGGCGATTTCCCGTTTCAGACGGAGGTCAACAATAACCGGCTGCTGTCCTACCCGGTCGTTGTGTCGTCGACGGTGCCGGCCGGAATGGTGATCCTGATCAATGCCGATGATCTGATGGTGGTGCAGGGCGATAGCCCCAGGTTCGATGTCTCGGATCAAGCTACGTTACATTATGAGGATACTAGCCCACTACAATTGGTAACAGGGGCTCAGGGCTCGGGCGTAGTAGCCAGTCCGAGTCGCTCACTTTTTCAAACCGACTCCCTGGCGCTCCGCATGATCCTGCCGATGAACTGGGCCTTGTTAAGGACAGGCTCAGTTGCATGGGTCACGGGCGTGACCTGGTGACGTGACATCCCGCAGATACGGATGGCGGACGCCAGGCAGACGTCTCGCCCGGCGCATCGTCACAAAGGAGGACACGGATGCAGACAACGGTGCAGACCAACCTGACGGAACAGCAGCAGGCCGCGAGGTCGGAATACGACCAGCAGAAGGAGCGGCGGGCGGCACTGACGAACCTGACGCTGAAGGTCACGGAAAGCGCGGTGCCGACGCCGACCCAGGAGGAGATCGACCTGACAAAGCTCGGCCTGTTGCACCCGGACGAGAAGAGTCCGGGGGCCGCGCCGGAGATGCCGACCGTCGCCGCACAGCAGGAATACCTCGTATCCGGCGAAGGCAGGATGGAGCCGATTGAGCGGAGAGACGCGAGGGCGCAGGCACCGACCGTACCCGCGGCACACCGGCCGCAACCGGAACAGCGGCCGGCAGAGCGAACCGTGCCGAGGCCGCCGGACAGCGATAAGCGCTAGCCTCGCGCATGGCGGCCGGATGATGCGGATCGCCGCCGCGTTCATCAGCCTTTTCCTGATTGTTGGCAGTCCCGTTGGCTTGGTCGGCTTGTTGCTTCTCCGGGCCGACGCCAGAAAAGCTGAAAGGGCTCGCCTGCATCGGGAGGAGCGGCGGCGGGAACTCCATGCCAGGACCGGACTGTGGAAGCCGGTCGACACGCCGTTCAGGTGGCCCTGATGGCGCCTGCCTGGGGCGGGGTGCTGCAACGCATCCTGCGCCCGCGCGCCAAGGCCGCGCCGGTCACGCTGGCGACGGGGGGGTATATCCCGCCCTCGTGGCCTGCGAATTTCTGGCAGTTGGGTTATGACCCGATCCGGGTCGGCGGCGGGGCGTTGGTGCATGCGTGCATCGCCGCCTACAGCCAGACCGCGGCCATGTGCCCGCCGACCCACTGGCGCTCGACCGGCGACGGCGGGCGCGAGCGGGTGACGAACTCAGCGCTGTCGCGGGTGATGGCCAAGCCGAACGCTTACCAGAGCGGCAGCGATTTCGTCCTGAATTTGGTCGGCGCGCTCTACAGCGATGGCAATGCCTATGCCTACGCGACGCGAAACAACCGCTACGAGGTGGACGCACTGCACCTAATGAGCAGTTCCTCTTGCGGTGCCTGGATCGCCGGCAATGGGGAGGTCTTCTATTCGATCGCGGGCAACCCGGTGGTCGAGCGGCTCTTGACCAAGGAAGCGGCCAAAGCCGTGCCGGCGCGCGACGTGCTGCACATCAAGCTCGATGCGCGCGACGGCGATCCGCTAAAGGGCGTGCCGCCCCTGACCAACGCGATGCTCGATATCGCGGCGAGCAATAGCATGGTTCGGCAGGCGCTCGACTTTGCGCAAAACGCCGCCAAGCCGAGCGGCGTCCTGACCACCGACCAGCAGCTCGAAAGCTGGCAGACGGCGGAGATCCGCCAGGCGTGGCTCGACCGGACCACCGGCGCCAATGCCGGGGGCACGCCGATCCTGTCGTCCGGGCTGAAGTGGCAGCAAGTGTCGAGCACCTCGCGGGACGCCCAGCTCGCCGAGTTGCTGCAGATCG